GTTGCGAGATGGATGCAGACTACATCGAGATAGCAAAAGCCCGTATCCTTGCAGCTGAGAAAGCGTACCAGCCTTGCCTGATATTCGATTAGTCTTACCAAGGCCGCACGAAGCCCAGCAGGTCATACTGCGTGAAGCCAAGCGGTACAACGTCCTTGCCTGCGGGAGACGCTTTGGTAAGACAACGCTGGGCGGTAACCTTTTATCTGACCCGGTCTTGATTGACGGTCTACCTTGTGCCTGGTTTGCACCTACCTACAGGCTCCTAGAAGAGGCATACGCCGATCATAAGCGCATCTATGCACCTGTCATCCGAAGGGCGGTACAAAGCCCCGCACCGCGCATCGAGCTTATAACCGGGGCAGCCATCGATTACTGGACTTTGGATGACCCTTCAACCGTTGCCCGTGGCCGTAAGTACAAGCGGGTCATCATTGATGAGGCCGCCATGGCTAGACACTTGGAGCAAGCCTGGACGGAAGCCATACGCCCAACGCTAACCGATTACAAGGGGGACGCGTTCTTTCTCAGCACTCCTAAAGGCTCCAACTACTTTCGCACCCTCTACAATCAGGCCGCTACCGATGCCGACTGGATGTCTTGGCAGATGCCTACCACGGCTAACCCGTGGATAGATCCTGAGGAAGTAGGCAAGGCGGGGGAATCTTTGCCGAGCATCGCGTTTAGGCAGGAGTATTTGGCCGAGTTCGTGGATGCTGCTGGCGCTCGTATCAAGCGGGAGTGGCTACGCTACGGCGATTGCCCTGAAGGGTTGCCTACTTACATCGGGGTTGACCTTGCCATCAGCACTAAGAGTGAAGCCGACTACACCGGCGTTGCTGTTGTGAGCCGTGGTGACGATGGCACGATCTACGTTAGAGACATCAACCGTACCCGCTCAGACTTTGCAGCTGTTCTGCGATTCATCGAAGCCATGGCCGATAAGTGGAAACCTAGCATGATCGGCATCGAGCAGGTGCAATATCAAGCCGCTGTTGTGCAGGAGCTTCTACGCCGCACGAAGTTACCGATCCGGGGTATCCGCCCAGACCGTGACAAAGTAACCCGCTTTGCCCCTCTGGAAGCCCGCTACGAGCAAAGCCAAGTGATGCACTGCCAAGGCCTACCAGATTACTTTGAGGATGAGTTGCTATCGTTCCCGGTTGGGCGGCATGATGACGTGGTTGATGCTCTGGCTTATGCTTGGCAGGTGTGTGGATCAAAGCGTTCTTGGGGAGCCGTCTAAAATATATATCCCTATACCCTTGCAGTATATATACTAACGGTGTATATTATAGACATCAAGCAGGGAGATAGAGATATGAAACTGAAGACCGCAAATAAAGAGATTCGCCAAGTGTTGACTGAGGATGGCGTGGTTGTTGATGTAGCACCGGTTGGTACTTGGCAGTGTGCCGGTGAATGGGCAGAGTCGCTTATCAAGATGAACGCAGACACTGAGACATCTTGGTATTACGAAGGCTCAAGCGAAGACGGCAACGTCAAGACCTACATCGTAAGCGGAGACGCATACCGCTACGAGATGAAAACAATCTAAACGACTCAAGCCCACAGGCCCCCGCAAGGGGGCTTTTTCTTTTTGTGGGATACTGGGAGCATGGGTATCTTTGACCGCTTCTTAGGCCGTAAAGCCGCAGCCAACCCGACACAAGCACTACCGTTGCCACTTAGCCAGTCTAGGGACATCTACCTAACCGGCTATGGCTCTGGTCAGCTGCAAACCTTGCTACGCCGGGCGCTCCCTGGAAGTACTAAGGACTGGGCGCGGGTAGCCGGTGACTTAGGCTTGAATGGCGTTGTTGCTAGTGCCATTGATTGGTATGTGCGGAACTACCCTCAAGCCACACCACGGCTCTACCGACCGGTAGATTCTCAACAGGCTGAGCCGATAGAAGACCACCCGGTTATTCAGCTCATGGCGCAACCTGATCCAATGATTATGGGTAGCCTTTTCTGGGGCTGGGTCATCCAAGACTACAAACTCTTTGGTAATACCTACCTGAGAAAGATTCGATCTAGCACCCGTGGCACCGTGACCGCTTTGCAGTTCCTCCCGCAGGACATGGTACGCCCGGTAGGCAACGGCGTAAACCCGTTGACGCACTACATCTACACCACGGATGGCCGCTCCTTTGACATCCCGGTATCCGACATGATCCATATCCGGTACGGGCGTGACCCTAGCGATATCCGCATTGGTAGAGCGCCGCTTACCGCTGTACTGCGGGAGATTGCTACCGATAACACGGCATCCACTACCGCATACGGCTTGCTTGCAAACGGGGCTATGCCGAGTCTTATCGTCGGGCCTGATGCCAAAGAGACTAGCGTTGATATGTCGATGGATGATGCTCGGCAGGTCAAGCGCCAACTCCACGAAGACCTTACCGGGGACGGTTCAGGCGGCATCGTGGTTATGACTGGTGCCTACAAGATGGATAGGGTTAGCCTTACTCCTTCCGAGCTTGCACTAGATTCTGTGAGACGTGTACCGGAGGAGCGTATCTGTTCAGCCCTTGGTATCAACCCTATGGTCTTAGGCCTTGGAAGCGGCTTAGAGCGGTCTACCTACAGCAATTATGAGAGGGCGCAACAGGCCGCATGGGAAGACGGAATGGTGCCGTTGCTCCGTACATTGGCGGATGCGATTACCGCTGATCTGCTACCTGAATACCCGGAAACTCAGCAGGGTGATTATGTAATGTACGACCTTGAAACGGTCCGGGCGCTTGCCGACGATATGCAAGCGGAAGCGGTAAGAGCCGAGAAACTGTACAAGGCGGGCATCATTGATCGGGCTGAAGCCAAGCGTATAGCCGGGCTTGAAGCCGTGCCTGAAGATGAAGGGCAGCTACACCCAACGGCAATCCCCGTACAAAGCACCGGCGGCTTTGATGGTGCAGCAGTGCGATCGTACGAGATGAAGGCACGACCAACCGAAGCAATGCGAACAGCGGCACAAAGAGCGCTTGACTGGAAGGCTGAAGGCTTTGACGGCGGCACACGGATAGGATTGGCACGGGCTAACCAGATCGTCAACGGGGAGCAACTTTCCGAAGATACGATACTCCGGATGTACTCTTTCTTTGCTCGGCATGAGGTAGACAAACAAGCCGAAGGGTTCAACTCTGGTGAAGAGGGGTTCCCCTCACCGGGGCGTGTAGCCTGGGACTTATGGGGCGGTGATGCCGGTTTCCGCTGGTCTACATCCAAGCGGGACGCAATGCAGCCAGACGGCAAGAGTCTTGACGGTGACCACGTATGCACTCCGGGGGTAGTGTATAAGGCGCACCCTTTTTACGGGTACGAGCTGGAGACCAGCTCAAGCGAGTAGACAGCGGGACGGGCAGGATTTATGCTGCATCCCAGAAGTATCGTAACGACCTTTTAGAGCGTGAAGGCGTAGCCATCAGCCGGATGCAACGCGCATACAAAGCAGCAACCAAGGCCAGCATCGACGAGCTTGAAGCGCTGGAGGGTAGGATAGCCGAGCGTGAAGCCAACGGGGAACCGCCAAGCGAAACCATACTCTGGATGCGTCAGCGGATCATAGATAACATTGAGCAGCTCGGAAAGAACCTCAAGAAGTTCTCGGTAGAAGGGGCAGTGATTACAGCCGATGGGCAACTTGAAGCCGCTATCCTTGCTAATGAAGCAACGCCGAGCCTTGTGGAAGCGGCAGCGGGTAAAAAGCCCGTCGGGGTTACCCTTGGTACTAGCTGGACAAGTCTACCTGACGAAGCCCTGCAGGCCTTTGTCGGGTTTGCAGGCGATGGTTCGCCTTTGGCTGTCCTATTCGATGCCATCCCCCAAGTAACCACAGACGCTATGCAGATGGCTTTGGTGCAAGGCATCAGCCTTGGTGAAGGCCCGCGCACGGTAGCACGGCGGGTACGCAAGGCGGCTGACATCGGTAGGCAAAGAGCGGAGACGATAGCCCGTACCGAGATGATACGAAGCGCCAGGGAAGCCCAGCGGCAACTATACACTGAGAATGGTTCGGTTACCGGATACCGGCGGCAGGCCACGCAAGACGCGCGGGTATGCCTTGCTTGCTTGGCTCTCTCCGGCACTCTTCAGGCTACAGATACCATCATGCCTTCACATCCGAACTGCCGGTGCGTGATGATACCGGAAACGCTTTCATGGGCAGAGATAACCGGCGATAGTAGCATCCCTGATACCCGGCCAGAGGTAGCCACGGCTGATCGGATTCTTGCTGGATTGTCAGAGTCTGAAAAGTTAGCCATCATGGGGCCTGCAAGATATCAAATGTATCTAGATGGCAAACCGCTTGCTTATTTCGTAGCCGTGCAGGATAACCAAGACTGGGGGCCTACAACCCGTGTACTGCCCTTACGGAGCCTTGTGTAGGTATGTGGGATAGTGGGTGTATGGACTTGCTGACATCTACCGTGGACGGTATCAAGAGCGACAGGCTGGGCTACGTCAAGGGCTACCTTGTGCGCTTTGGTGATACCAAGACCGCCGACCTTGAAGGCGATTACTTCACCGCTTCAACCGACTACGGTTTCCCGGTTGCCAAGGGGCAGCGAGTCCCACTAAACGTCTACTATCACCACGGCATGGATGCACAGGTAGGCAAGAAGAGCATCGGTACAGGCTACATCAAGATGGACGATGTCGGGCTATGGTACGAAGCTCAACTAGACATGGCCGATGAATACGGCTCGATGATCGCGAAGCTCTGCAAGCAAGGCAAGATGGGCTTTAGTTCTGGTGCTGCTGGTCATCTGGTAGAGCGCAAGAGCATGGGCGGTGCCGCTGAGATAACCCGCTGGCCTATCGCAGAGGCATCGATTACGCCTACACCTGCCGAGTATCGTAACAGCGTCAAAACCTTGAAGGAGTACTACGGCATGGAGCCTATGATGGATATGGAAGAAGAGATGGTAATGGCTCCAATGCCGGAACAGTCCCCGGAAGAGTACGCTATGTCGGTCTTTGATGAGTCTGAGGGTGACCTTATCCACGAGGGGCTTGAAGCCTACTACGATGCGCTCTGCGGTGCTATCGAAGCCGTATCCGATCAGAGCATGGCGGATGCCATCATTGATGAATTTGCTAGACGTGCTAAGGGCTTGTATGCCATGCACGGAATTAAGAGCGTACAGCCTGCATCATTGCGGTCTGTCGAACGTCGGCTGCGGGATGCAGTCGGACTTAGCCGGTCAGCTGCAAAGCGACTTGCTCCTGAGTGTTGGGAATCTCTGCGGGATGCAGACCAGCCAGAAGCAAACCCGGTCATCGTAGTAGAGGCGAAAGCCCATGACAATGACGAACGCCAGGACTTACTGGCTCGTCTGGAGTTGTTACAACAACTATGAATTTAACACAATTGCAGAATCAAAAAGATTCTGTGCTTGCTACCGCGCGGGAGCTTGCTTCCGGTAACGGTGACCTTGCACAGGTCAAGTCCCTGATGGCTGAAGCCAAGGGCATCGAAGAGCGCATCGAGACAATCAAAGCACTCGGACAAGGCCACCCTGTGGCAACCGAAGTGCAAGTAGACCAGCCTTGGAAGTCGGGCGGCGTTGGACGCAATCCACTTTCCGGCACTCGTGATGAGGCTAACTACAAGGCTTACGCTTGGGGTCAATGGGGCCGCTCTATCATGGGCAACCGCAAGGCCGCTGAGTGGGTCAAGAACAACCTGAAATCACAGAGCGAAGGCACGAACAGTGCTGGTGGTTTCACCGTACCGGATCCGTTGTCCTCTGAGCTTATCTACCTCCGTGAGCAGTTCGGAATTGCTCGCCAGAACTGCCGCATCTATCCGATGTCGAGCGATGTTCTCAATGTCCCTAACGCAACCGCGAGCACAACGGTCTACTACCCGGGTGAGAATACCGCTATCACCGCTTCCGACTTGACCTTTGCACAGGTGAACTTGGTTGCCAAGAAGCCATCGATTCTTACTCAGGTTTCTAAAGAGTTGGCCGAAGATAGCATCATTGACTTTGGTGCAACCCTTGCCCGTGACATGGCGTACTCCTTGGCTAAGGAAGAAGACCGTGTTGTTTTCAACAACGCAGTCGACTCCACATCCGGTCTTGATGGCATCCTGTATGCCGTCTACAACCTCAACGCAACCAAGGCTAACATCGCGTCCTTGCAGGTCTTCACGACCGGTCAGACAATCACGTACAGCCCGACACTTGCTAACTTGAAGGGTATGGTTGCCAAGCTCCCAACGTATGCACCTAACGCGAAATGGTTCATGCATAAAGAGATTTGGTACAACGCAATTGCACCACTGCTTGATGCTTTGGGCGGTAACTCCATTATGGATATCCAAGGCGCATACGGCCCTAACCCTATGCTCTACGGCTACCCGGTAATCTTTGTCCAGAATATGGCTAAAACCCTCGCGGCAACCACGCCATACATCCTTTTGGGTGACCTGAGCGTTGGTACTGCTTTCGGTGACCGCCGTACTGTTACGATTGAGGTTTCGGATCAGCGCTACTTTGTCGAAGACGCTTTGGCGTTCAAGGCAACCGAGCGTTTCGCTTTCTCCGCTTTCGATGTTGGTAACGTCAATGCCACGGCATCCAGCCGTGTCCCTGGAAGCCTTATCGTTGGAGCATCCGCAGCTACATAAGCCTAGCGGGTTCTATCTCAAGCCCTCGGCAGACGTGCCGGGGGCTTTTCCTTTGTGTGGGATACTGAAACCATGATGACACGAGCCGAAGCGATAGCGCAGGTATCCCTCTTTGTGGATGCCCAAAGTTATCCGCAGATGTCCACAACCGACATAGGGAGCATCCTAGATTCTTTCTCACGGTTCACCACTTGGACGGCTAGCACCACCTATGCTGTCGGTGACCGTGTAGTGCCTTCAACGCCCAACGGCAGGGTCTATGAGTGCCGGGTGGCTGGAACATCAGGCACGACACAACCTGATTATCCGGTTTATTCTCCTTACCAAGTCAAGGGCTATACCCTTGAGGATGGCACCGGTGACCCTACCTTGATGTGGGTAGACCAAGGCCCGATCAATGTGGAACGCTACGATGTCCGCACTTCCACCCGCCAAGCGTGGATGATAAAAGCAAGCCGTTGCGCTAGTGACATCGATGCTAAGGAAGGCACGTCCGATGTCAAGCTTAGCCAACTGAAAGCGCACTGCCTAAGCATGGCAGAGCGATATAGACCGTTGGTGTTCGCATGAGTCCAATCCTACGCGCCACATTGAGCGCTGGTATGGTACGTAACCTGTGCCAAGACCGTGTAGAAATACACCGCTTCACCCTTACCGAGGATGGCCGTGGTGGTGTCACAGAGACGTGGCGCAAGGTAGCCGAGTACAACGCCAGGTTGACCAACCAATCAGACACAGAGAGCATTGTAGGCGGTGGCATCCAGTCATCTGCACAGTGGACGCTGATAATTGCTGTTGGTGCTGACGTGATGCCGCAGGACAGGGTTTACCGGGTAGGCGATGATGCCAAGTACTACGATGTCATCGGGACTGACTTTGGACAAACAGAACTTTTGGTACAGCACGTAGGGCTGGTGGAGCGGACATCATGAGCGCATCAGAGTGGACAGCGATAGGTATCTTTGTTACGGGCTTGGTTGTTAGCCTACTGGTCTACATCGTCCAGTTTCTCCACAAGATGGACAAGCGCAACGACATTGACAGCGTCACGATCAAAGACCACGGGCATAGACTAGTCAAGGTTGAGGCAGACACCGGCGAGCTGAAGACCCGCGTCACACACTTGGAGGCGAAGCAATGAACAGCATTTCAATCAAAAGACTCGTGGTCGTTGTGATCGTGGCTTTCGTAGCTGCCTTCACCTCGGTCTTTGGCGATGGCATCAGGACATCCGAAGCACACGACCTCAGCGAGCTGGGCGCAGTTCTGGCGTTGTACGGGAGCAAGGCGGTAGCGGCGGGTGTCTCCGCTGCGGTGTCCAGTGTGCTGGCGTTCCTTACGATGCCGTTCAGCGGTGTGCAGGCGAACGCGCTGAAGGTGGGCAAATGACACAAACAAAAACGCTTAACGCTGTCAACATCGGCAATGATGGCGGTGTGATGTGCGTGTTCTCCGATACCGGCGTTTATTATGCATCTGTCGAACAGTTACAG